CTCTCCGCCACCAGCAACGTCTACGCCGACAGCTTCGGCGGCAAGCTCTTTGCACGTCAGTTCAACATCGATCCGGAGGACTGGGATTTCCTCTCTCCGATGTTCGACAACAACCTGCGCAGCTTGATGGTCGGCTACGTGAAGAACACGAACCGCGCCATCGAGTCGGCCAAGTCGGTTGGTGTTGGCTCGCATGCTCTCCGCACGTACACCGACGTTGGAGCGCGAGGCTACCAGGCTGCTTTGGATGCACTGATGGGCAAGGCTGCCGACCTGACCTACGTCCCCAAGCAGGACTCCGCTGAGGCTGTGGAGATGACGAGCAGCCTGTTCTCTCCGCTGTTCCGCGATGTGCGCCAGGCTGCTGAAGCTGTGGACCGCATCATCGGCGCGATTCAACGGGATGGCCCTGTTGCCGCGAATGCTCAGATCGAAATTCTTTCCCGCCTCTACGAAAGCACCGGCCAGGCTGGCTCGGAGCACTTCGCCAAGCGGGCTGAAGCCATCGTTCACGGCTTGATTGACTTCGGCAAGGATGGCAGCGAAATCTCCGCCCGTGAGTTGAAGTTCATGGCAAACGTCGGCAAGCTGATGAACGGCAAAGCTGTTCACAAGATAGACTTGCCGCGTGGTGGTCAGCGCCTTGCTTCTGGCCTCAAGACGTTTAACTCCGTGACGCTTCTCTCGATGTCGGTGCTCAGTTCCATCTCCGACATGGGTGGTAGTCTGATGCGTACCGGCGACTTCAATGCTTACGTCAAGGGTGTCGCGGGCAAGATGAAGGCGATGGCTGGTGATCCCGACTACCGCTCATCGCTGCTGAACATCGGCGCTGGCATTGAGTCAATCCTCCAGGAGAACATCGCTGGCTCCGTTGGTGGAGCTTCTGGCCGCATCTCCAACGCCTTCTTCAACGGCATTGGCCTCACCCAGTGGACTCGCGCCAACCGAGACGTGGCTGCTCTGGTGGCCTTCGAGTCGATCCGAAACAACACCGAGATCGCCAAGCGTCTCCGCGCTGCTGGTCAGCAGGACACCGTGAAGTACCGTCGTGCGGTGCGCCATCTCCGCGAGGTTGGCCTGGCGAAGCTGATCGATGAGCCCGCTCTGGAGAACATCGCCCAAGCTACCGCTCGTGAAGACATCTCCGCTGCCATCCACAAGATCGCCAACGAGTCGGTGTTCCAGCCGAATCGCATGGACGTTCCTGTGTGGGCTCAAGACCCATTGCTCTCCCTGCTCTGGCAGTTCAAGAGCTACCCGCAGCAGATGTTCAAGGCAGTGAAGCGCAACATCTCCGAAGCCTTCGCCAAGGAAGACGGCAAGTACGCTGGCGATCTTCGCCCCATCATGTTCCTGCTAACCACTGGTGCTGCACTCGGCGCTGGAGGCATGGCGCTCAAGGACGTGGTGACTGGCCGAAACGACGTGGAGGGCAACTCTCCGGAAGACTGGCGCACGTTCCGTGAGCGTCGTCTCTCCAAGATGGTGCAGGAGTTCGGCTTCAAGGACTTCGAGATGGACAACGAAACCTTGGACACCTTCGCTGGCTGGTACGTCGAAGCCCTGCTGTCGCTTGGCACCCTTGGCTTCGTCGGCGATCTCGCATTCCAGACTGCCCGCAGCGTGGACGACGGAGCGTTTGGCCGGGAGCGTGTGATGTCCCAGATCGCTGGCCCTTGGCTTGGCACCTTCACCGATGCCCTCAAGGTCGCTGATGGCTTGAGCAAGGTAGCTGTGGAGCAGATCACTGGCGTCGAAGACGAAGCCAACGCTGATCAGCGCAATGCTGTTCGCGCTGTGCTGGGTCGAGTGCCGGTGATGGGAAGCCAGCGCCCCATCGTGAACCCCATCGTGGACTACGTGGCTGGCGAGAGGCAAGCTCCCTGATGTGGGAGAAGTGTGGGATGGCGGAGTTCCAAGTTGTTGATATACAACAGTTTGCGAACTTCGCCCCTTCCGCCAGTGACACAACTCTAACAACCTTTTGATCTCGCATCACTGCGAGTCTCATAGGTAGACGGGTGCGATGGTTGGCCTGGTTGTGGTTGACTTCGTTTGATGGTGTGGGTTCAATGTGGGTTCGCTCCCACACAAGACGCCATGCCACTGCACACCCTCACCAACGCCCAGTTCGCCAAGGCTGTCAGCCAAGCCAAGATCGAAGCTGAGGCCACCGGCCAACTGCGGAAAATCGCAGACGGCGGTGGCCTCATGCTCATCGTCAGGCCAACAGGCGGCTGCTCTTGGGTGCTTCGCGTCATGCGAGACAGCGTTCGCAAGGACATCACCATCGGGCAGCACCCTCCCGTCAGCCTGTCTCAAGCTCGGGAGAAGAGCGCGGAGTTTCGGGAGAAGAGTCCAGCTCGGAAGGCGACCGTCTTTGCTGGAGATGGACAGGACACCATCAAAAGTCTGATGCTGGACTGGCTCAAGTCTGGCTCTAGGTCGGAGGTCTATCGAGGCAACATCGAGCGAGCTATGGAGCTTGATGTCTTACCAGCCATCGGAGCGATGCACCCGGCCAAGGTTACTGGCAAGGACATCAACGACATCCTCCGGAAGATCGAAGCGAGAGACTCTCTTCAGGTGCTGAGGAATGTCCGCATGTGGCTGCGCCATATGTTTGAGTACGGCATAGATGACGAGCGCAGGCCGAGCCTAGTCGTCAGTCCGGTCAGGCAGGGCAACATGGCGTCGTTCAAGAAAGCGGAGAGAGGACACTTCGCTGCCATCACAAACCCTAATGACATTCCTTCTTTGATGAGAGGCATTCGGGCCACGTCAAGCCACGTCGTCAGGACCGCCATGCTCTTTTCCGCGTACACCTTCCAGAGGCCAAGCGAGATCAGGGAGATGACCTGGCCGGAGGTTGATCTCGACCAGGCTGTCTGGATGATCCCTGCGGAGAGGATGAAGCTAAGGCGAGAGCATTGGGTGCCGCTTGCGCCGCAGGTTGTGAAGCTGCTGCGTGAGTTCAAGGAGAGGCACACCAGCGCCTACGAGTGGGTGTTCCTCGGCAGGAGCCTAAAGCAGCCCATGTCAGAAGGCGCTCTGCTTCAGAGGCTCATCGACTTGGGCTACCAGGGGCTTCACACGCCGCACGGATTCCGAGCGATGGCTCGCACGATCCTGGAGGAGAGGCTTGGCGTCGATGCCAAGTTCATTGAGAAGCAGCTCTCTCACGAGACTGCGACACATGGCGGTGCGTACAACCGGGCTCAGTACCTGGAGGAGCGCACCGCCATGATGGTCAAGTGGGCTGACTGGCTTGATCAGCAGGGGTAGGCTTCTGCCACGTGATGGTGGCTGGAGCGGCATACCAGCCCTGCGCCTTGCGCTCAGCAATCTCCTCCGCTGGAGGCCAACCCAGCGCGATCTGCCATGTGTCAGCTTCGTTTTCGTGGAGGCCAACGTAGACAAGGCCGCTTGGAGCGACGACGACCCAGGTGGTGAGCATCACGACCTCCAATTCTCGGATGTGAGCTGCAAGAATCTCTCCATGAACCCGCGCTCGACATCTTCAGGCTCCAGGCGAAGAATCGGAAAGTCGTGCGGTTCGAGTCCGTAGTCGTCAAGATCATCAAGATGCGGCATCAAGTCGCGTCTCTCCGTGATGTAGGCAACCATGTCTGCCTTCTTCACGCATGGATGCAGCTCTGTCGGCAAGCCGAACAACGGGAAGATGGCTGCCTCCACGCGCCTCTCGATGGCTTTGAAGTCAGGGAGAAGCTGCTTCAGCGGGCTGGAAACGTCGCCTATGTACGCCTCTGCGATGTCGTGCATCAAGCCCTGGAATGCGTACTCAGGAGGAACGAGGTACGACACCAAGAGACTGTGCTGCGCCACCGAGTAGTGCCACTTGCTGTGGCCTGTGAAGCGGCAGATGTTGCTCAGTGAGTGTGCGATGGTTTCAATCCTGACCTCACTCTTCTCCGGTTCTAGGAAGTTGAAGTAGGACGCGCCGCATGTGAGGATGTCTGGCGTCATGCCAACGCCCTCGCGTACTTCACCTCTTGGAACAAGTCATCGATGGTGCCGTCGTTGCGGAGACGGTAGTCGATGTACTTCTTGTCAACTCCAAGCTCGCTTACGTAGTTGTTCGGCGGCTGGATGGTGTCGCGGATCACCTTGATGTTGATGCCTCCCTTGCTCCACACCCACTGCGCCTCGTTGTCGAAGCGAACGGAGACGTTGACCATGCCGTGAGCGTCGGAGGCGAACATCGCATCGGATGCGCGCTTCAGCCAATACTCCGGGTCTTGCTTGCGACGGTACTCAGTACCCCACCACTGGAGCACTTGGCGCGGAGAGAGTGGAGCGTTCATCGCCAGCGGCTCGATGCTGCCGTTGCGGATCGACTCCTCCATTGCGCGAACAAACCCCTGGTCGTAGCACTGGTTGAGCGCCAAGGCAGCACTCGGCTGCTCCTTCGTCTCGCGCACGTAGAGGCCACTCGCGTCGGGCAGGCCGTAGCCTTGCGCCACCTCCTGGTAGAGCGCGTCGGAGAAGCTGAACTTCTCCCAGCCGAACTCCTTCACGAGGATGTCGGCCACCGTGTCCTTGCCGACACCACCATATCCACTGAGTCCAATGAGTTTCATTTGAATGTCTCGTAAGCGTTGATTGATGCAGCCAGGTCGGAGAGCTTTGCGCTCGGGTTGTCGGCGACCTTCCTCGCCTTCTTCACCCATGCCTTGAACTCGACCGCGTTCTGGTAGCTGCCGTTGATTGCGAGGCGAGGCACGATCTCCAGCTTCGTCTTAAGGACGGTGCGGAGATTGCTCTGTCGCCTCTTCTCTTCGTCTGTCACGTTGGCCTCCACTGTTCCCACTTGGGGCAGGCTTCAGCGGTTTCTCTGCCGGTGAGCTTGCACACCCACACCTTGTTCCCGCCGAAGCCAGGGATTGAATGAACGCAGTGACTGCACTTCTTCTCCGCGAACTCTCCGAGGTGGCATGCAGATCGCTTGAAGCATTGGCTGCACGGCCAGTTCTCGACCGACTTGCCGATGCGCTTTGCTTCTCCAAACATCGCAGTGAGTGCGCGTTGGTTCAGCATCTCGAAGCGTTCCTTGTCAAAGGCAACCTCTTGCATGTGAAGCTCGGAGTTGTCCTTGCAGTAGGCGAAGAGAGCGCCCTGATGGATGCCGGAGAGGCCCATCTGCGTCATCAGTTGGTCGTAGTAGTGCGGGTGGCTTTTGAGCAATCCATGCTTCTTGAACTGCCTGAACAGCACGCCGTTCATGCTCTTCACTTCGAGCACGACATCGCCATCGCCAGCATCGATGATTGCGTCGAGGTTGGCTTGGAAGTGCTTGCCGTGGGAGTTGAAATTGAACTGCTCGCCGGTCCTCTTGTTCTTGTCGAGGACGACGACCCCAGCATCGCGGAGAAGATCGAGGACAGTCTGCTCGATGCGATGACCGTCAGCGAAGATGCGGTACTGCCTGGGTGTCGGCACATCGCTCTTGAATCCACGGAGGGAGAGAGCTTGATAGGCGATGCAGGGATCGCCTATACCGGATGCGCCGATGTAGGAGCGAGTCTTCTCGCCCCTGTGCTTCTTCAGGACTCCGGCGTCGATGCGCTGGAGGATTGCGGCTTCTGCTCCAGTGACTTGAACCACTCCGCCGCCGTCGTCTTTGCCACTCGCAGGTTTCGGGGTCCGAGCACGACGAGTGCCGGTCCCTTTCCTGCTTTTCGCAGCTTGTTGTACGTGTGGTACGAGAGGTTGTACGCCGCCAGGAACTCCCGCAGAGTGAAGTAGTCCTCCTGCTGGGACGGTTGGGTCTGTTCGTTCATCTTTGTTCTCCAGCCGCTTCTCCACATCCTGGAGTAGCGATGCAAAGTCGCGGCTCATGTGGTTCAGAAGGGGATGTCGTCGTCGGCACCGATGGGGCCATCAGCCGTGCCTGCGTATCCGGGAATGGTCTTCGGGTCCATGAAACCCTTGACCTCGGTACGGGTGGCATCGGTCTTGTCCTTGCCGACAAGGATGCCAACGCGCAGGCCGTTGATGGAGGCAACGCCAGCCTCGCCGATGTCGTCGGGGTTGGCATGACCGCCATGCACCAGCAGAGCCTTCAACTGCTCCTTGCCGATCTCCGTCGCCTTGGCGCTGTTCGGCAGATTCACGTTGATCCAGCCGGTGATGCTGCCCTTGCCGTTGACCTCCTTGTACTTCACCTCCAAGCGTGTGCCGCCGCCCTCCTTCGTGGGCTTCAGCTTGGCGTCGGAAGTGATAGCAACGTAGCGACCGGGAGCCAGCACTTGGCCGACAGCGCTGGCTTGAACGCCCTTGAGGGTCAGGTCTTTGAACGAAAAGCTCATGTAGTTCTCCGTGATCAGTTGGGTTGACCGGCAGCCTGCGAGGCTTCGATCTTGTTGAGGATGGTGGTGATGTCGCCGGTCTTCTCCACGAGATCGACAACACCGTGCTCGTCACGCACCTTGCCTTGCCAGCCACCGATCTTTCCGGTGATGACAGCGCGCTCGGTGGCCTGAGTTCCGCCCTCCAGCTTCACTTCCTTCGACAGTCCGCAGAACACGTTGTCGAAGACGCCAGCCAGTTGACCGGCGATCTTGTTGCCCTGGACCAGCGGCCAGCGCTCGACCTCCTGGTCCTCCGTCGTCTTGGCTGCGGCGAGCGCAGTGAGGCAGACGTGG